TCGTAAATTTTTTCACCAGCAGCAATTGCTTTTGCTCTATTTTCTTTAGATGATAATGGAAATTGGTTCGACATATTTTACCCCAAAGTGTGTATAATAGTATTTATACATTTTGGTGCTAAAAAAGTGTATTAATTCCCTCATACTCATTCATTACCCTATTAAACAAAGTCATCACTCTTTTTCTGTATCCAAAACCTAAGATGTTTGCCTTTTCACCTTCGGCATATGGCGGTCTTCTACCAAAGTCTGTATATTGTTCAGAAGTAAGGTCAATAATCTTATTCTCTTTATCAATACACCACCAATGATAGATGCCTTCATCGTCCAAAGCACGATACATGTGCATGTTTTCATGTCCAAATATCTTATACAAACATCCTGCGGCATTGTGGCAATGACCAAACATTGGATTGGCCGCATTCCTGATGAACCATTTTCTAGGCAACAAGTCGTATGTCAGATTCTTTTTTATAATTCCAGAAATCTTTTGAAAATTTTCTGGAGTGTAATCCACCATTATCATTTGGCGATAGAAACAACAGTCTTCTCTTTATGCACATTCAATACACGTTGTCTCAACTCTGTGGTACTGAAGCTGTGTTGCCTAGAATTGAAATAGACAGACATTGGCAATTGATAACCAGTGAATTGTTTATCCCTGTATTCCTCACCTATGATTCTAACATCAATTGGATGAGATGTCAAGATGTCCATCAACTCTTTTTCTGTGGCATATGGTATAATTTGGTCCACATACTTGCAAGCTTCTAGTTGAGTGTAACGTTCAAATACCGATTGAACGGGTTTGTTCTTCTCAGGTCTATCGATTGTAGGATCAGTTTGTAATCCAACAATAAGAAAATCACATTGTGTTTTGGCTTCTTTCAACATCATTACATGGCCTGCATGAAACAAATCAAAACATGATGCAGTAAATCCTATTCTCATATTAATCCTCCAAAAATTGTTCAATGCCTTTTGGCTTCTTACTTACTTTCTTTTCATCTTTCTTTTTCTTTTGCCCAATTTCATAGTTTTCTATGAACTCAGCAATATTGTCGTATAGTTCAAACTGTACAGAACTTCCATCATGATCCAACATCTCAAACTCGTCTAGGATGCCCATTTGTTCAGTAGACTTATACTTGACATACAGTTGTTTCTTTTCTTTTTGGATGCGTCTAAGGAACGCATAGTAGATGATTTGTGTGAAGTATGCAAATGGATTTTTAGATTTTGTTGGATCAAAGTTCTCAAAATACATGAGGCAGTTTTCGATACCATCCGAAATCATTTCATCTCTGTAAGTGTAACTGATGAAATTAGGTTTGTGAGACAGACCTTCGGCAATTTTCATCCAACATTCACCTATGTAATTTGGTATAGGTTCTTGTGGATTAGTCTCTTTGCGTGACTTGTATGCAATTAATGCCTGTAAGAAGTCGGCATTGTTGATGTAATGTTTAGTGCTCATGTTAAATGTACCATAATAAATGTTGACAAAAGGCCTTGACAAATGTTAAGGTCTCGGTGTTGCTGCTTAATATTAATGTAATGTTCTTTCTCCTGGATCTTCCAGTTCTCCAAAAGCTTGCATCATAATTTCCCTAACTCTAGCAGTCAGGTCTTCCGAAATCTCCTTGGCCAAAGACTCGTTCACAGAGTCTTCTTCTTTCATCAAAGCACCTTCATAGTATTCCGCAAAGTTTGCAGAAGGATTTGTGATGAATACAATGTCTTTACTATTCAATACCACTTCATTTTTGGCCACTAATTCAACAGGAAGATAGTGAGCTAATGTAATAGTCGATATCCTATTTCTGTTTATCATTTGGAATTCCATTGGTTGTTCAACAACGTACTGGCCTTCCATTATTTCATTCACCATACCGATAATATCTTGACCATTTTGCATACGAACGATTTTAATGTTGTTCATTTTTTTAGTCCTATTTTGTATGTTTTGAATGAAAACTTCTCCTCAGTATATATCTTGACTCTTTCCACAAAATGTTTCAATGTAAAGTTCATGTGTTTTTTATATCTGAGGTCGTCTGCAATGTCGTATAGTGTTGCTTTGTCTTTACCTTCCGAGTTTCTAAGCCCTCGGCCAATCGATTGAAGGCTTCTGACTCTGCTCTTACTTGGACTGGCAAATATAATATTATGTAAATTCCTAATATTAATGCCAGTAGAAAAAGTGCCGTAAGAAGCAACGATAATAGCGTCATTTTCTTTTTCCATAATTTCTCTAATCTTTTCCCTGTCTTCTGTTTCGGTTCCACCATGGACAAAAAACACTTTTCTGTCACCTAGTTTTTCTGTGTTCCGAATCATATCATACAGGACCTGTCCATGCTTGGCAACCATCTGATAGAGAATTAAAGTATTATTACCTAAACTAACTGCAAGGTTTTTTATAAACTTATTTCTTGCTTCACAGGCAATCAAATATTGTATTTCTGCCTGATAGTCTTTATCTTTCATTTCCAAACATACATCATCTGGATGTTTAAGTATCAAACACTTAATTTCAAAGTCTGAAACTTGTTTCTTATCCATCAACTCTCTAGTTGTGGTAACTTGTTTCACTTGGCCAAACAAACCTTCTAATACTAATTTATGCGTTTTGGTTCCGTCTAGTGTGCCAGTCAAACCAATACGATACTTTGCATTGATACACGATGTTAATATTGTAGTCAACGATTGTGCCTTGAACAGATGCGCTTCGTCACCAATAATATAATCGAACTGGTGAAAATATTCTTTAGGCAATTGATACAATGATTGCCACGTTGATATTGTTAATGGTTTATCTGTGTGTTTCTCTTTGCCTTGGTAAATACGATGTACATATTCACCCATTGCACCATTGTTATAGTCACCAAAATCTGAAAATAATTGTTCAACCAAGGAAGTCGTTGGAACGATGATGAGGCCTTTACTGCCTTCTTTGTATCTCAACATCTGTCTGAACAACATATAGATGATTAGCGACTTGCCTGATGCAGTTGGAGATAACAATAACGCTCTACGTCTTTGCATTGCGTGAACATATGCATTAATTTGATGTTCTCGTACCTCAATGGGTTTGCCATTTGAATGTATGTTCAACTCTTTAATAAATTTTTTGGCGTGATAGAGTGAATAATCATCTTCTATTTCATCATGTGACCATGTATAATCACGTTCTTTACAAAACTCCTCAAAGTATGGAATAAGTCCAATGTATAGTTGATTGTTACGTAAATCAAATAAACGAATCTTTCCATCCCATATTCTGTTTCGGAATGCTGGAACGAATTGGTGACCTGGGACAAAGAATGTAAAAAAGTCAGATAATTCTTGTGCAACGTGTCGTTCACAATTTACTTTTACATATACCTCATTGACTTTTTCTACAATCAAGTGTTCTTTATTGTCCTCCAATGAATCTCTCCCATGTGATAAAGTCACGTAGTTGCCACGTTCTTTGTTTCAACTCACTCATTATTGCCTCAACAACAGACACAGATTCTTCATGGTAGATTTTTTTCTCTAATAATTTGATTAAGTCTGTATCGGATTCCAAATACGTTGATATATCTGATTTGAGTGTGAATTGAAATGGTTCCCAACCATATTGTTCCAGTTCTTCTTTGGATAATTTGCCTGTGTAGTATTCCCATTTGACCTTACGCATACGCAAGTAATCAAAGTTGGCTTTCTTGGCAGCCATCTTATGTTTCGTAAGAATGGTAAGATACTTGTTGTGGAGTTTTGGGATTTTTAGGAGTTCTTTGCCGGGCTCTGTCTGGTCTATATCAGAGTCGGTTGTCCAGTTGTTTAGAATTTGTTCAATGTTTTCCATAATATAATCAAAAAGTTTTAGTAATTTTGTATTTCGAAATACTCGTATCTAAATGTTGCAGTTGCTGTTAGTATTGTATCCGCAGATTGTTTGGTGTCAAATTTGATATCAGACAACGAAATTGGAAACATTCTGTGGAAATTTATACTAATCAATGGATTATTTAGCGCTGACATAATCGTTAGGTTAGCATCAGAATAGTAACTGTTTGTTGCAGTAAATGTGTTTTGTAGTTGATTGTTTGATGCTCTGTCTGCCAAACTTTTAGGTGAAGCAATGGCAAGTAACCACTTATACAATTCATTCCAAGAATGTGCCTGTTCATCAATCATGAATGTGACATCAAACTCACTATAATCAATTTTTGTTCCTGCAATAGGAACGTTCACCAATGGTGTATTGAATTCGGTTGTTCCAATACTCACACCAGGCAAATTAGCTTCTTGACAGAAATACTGTACCGTTGGCAATCTATTGAAAGCCAATATAAACTTTGACGGTTGGAGAAAGTTGGTATTGAGTGGAGTTCTGTTTAATGCTGTCATACAGGTATTTAGGCACCAAAAAAAAGGAGACCGAAGTCTCCTTTTTAAGTACCACTCTTATCGGTGGCTTCCCATCCCGTTGGGATTACATCAAGTTTTTAACAGCAAACAAACGATAGTAAACGTTAGTTTGTGAGTCTAAACGACCATTACCAACTGCCAAACCTTCTGCAAATGGGTTTGCAACCATGCCGTAACGAGTCTTAAATCCAATTTTTGGTTGGAATGTGAACTGGTCAACTGCACGAACCATTTGTAGAGGAACGTATGGACAGTAGAATAAACCTGCATCATAAGGTGATGAACCTTTGTAACCGATTGTAACCAACTCTTGGTTAGTTGTGTAACCGCCATAATATGGATCGATGTACACTTTGATACGACCATGCAACATACCAGCAAATGTATTGCCTGTATCATCAACTTGCAAGTCAGCTTGTAGAGCTGGTGTGTATGATAGAACACCTGCCATAGCCATTGCAGAAGCTACGTCAGAAGAAACAATCAACACATTACCTTTACCTCTACGAGTTTGTTTTGCAATAACGTTAGCATCACGTTCGATTTGGAAAATCAAACCTTTGAAACGTTCAACAGACCAACGACCGTTAGAGTCAGTATCTAAGTCGAAATAACCAGCAGTTGTTGTACCATATTGAGCACCAATCTTTGCAGATGTGTAAATTGTACGGATAACTTCACGGTTAATTTCAGAAAGAATCTCAGTAGATAGAATGTTAGACAATTCTGTCTCAGCATCCAAACCGTGGATTGCTTTCAAGTCTTGTGCTAGTTCTAGTGAGTATTCAGCTTTCAATGCTCTTGATTGTGCAGTAACAGTAACTTTCTCGATAGAGAATGCCATTTGTTGGAATGCAGCGTTAGCATCAGAACCCAAATATTCAGCAACGCTTGTTGGCATGCCGATACCAGATGTAACGTTGTTAGCTAATGCAACAGCAGTTTGTGTATTTGCTGTAGTATCAGTTGCTGTGTTACCAACGAAACCGTATGGGTTAGCAATAGAAGAAACACCAGAGAAAATTGTGTTTGCTTCATTGTAAAATGCTTCAGAACCTTGTTGGCCTGAATAACGAGCACGCATTGCAAAGATTAGACCTGTAGGTCCAGTCATAGGTTGAACACCTGCAACGTCATAAGCAATCAAGTTAGGTAGTGAACGGCGAACCAAACTGATTAAGATTGGATCGAAATTGCTGATACCAGAACCTGTAACGTTAGTTGGACCAGGATCAGATGCAGTCTCGTTCAATGCCATGCGGTCTTGACGCATTGCTTGTGCTTGGTTCTCCAATACTAAAGCTGTAACGCTTCTTTTGTATGGATCTTTAATAGCTTCTAATTCTGGGTGTTCCAGAATAGGTTGCCATTTCTTTTGTAGTTCTTCTGTCATAAACATGTGGATAACTCCTTAATTGAAACTTTTATTTATTATTTTTTGTTATTCTTATTTTTTATTAAGAATACCAACGACTTGTTCCATCAAAGGATCTGCGGACTTAACAGTCTTCGTATCTTCTTCGATGTGGACTTCATCATCTAAAGCAGAATTGTCTGCAACCTTAACGTCAACTTTAAAGTATGATTCTTTTAGAGTTGACAACTTGTCTGCAAATTCTTCTTCAGTAGTAAATTCCACACCCTCTGCGAGTGATTTTAATTTTTCTACTTGAGTTTGCGTTAGGCCTTCACACGCTGTGTAGATTGCCTCAATTTTTCTTTGTTCGTTTAATGCCTTAGACAAGTCAATGTTTGTATTGATTTGTTCGTTTAGTTGTTCTTCTAATTCAGCAACTTTATCTGCCATCTCAGAAACAATATCAACCTTGTCTTCAGGAATATCAATGTAGTGTTCGATGAATAGGTTACGTAAACCACCAA